CCTGTTGTTCAGCTTGCGCTCTTGCTTGCGCTTCAGCTTGGGCTTGGGCTTGGCGTTGTTGTTCAGCTTGCTGTTCAGCTTGCGCTCTAGCTTGTTGCTCTAAAAAAGCATCTTCTTCGGCTTTTCGTCTTTGGGCTTCAGCAGCTATTTCAGCCTGACGTTGTGCTTCGGCTTGCGCTTGAGCCTGTCTTGCAGCTTCTTTTTCTGCGGCCAACCTAGCAGCAAGTTGTTCTTGACGTGACTGATTTTCTCTATAAGTTCTCTGTTGATCTTCGTAGGCTTGTTGTTCGGCTTGGTACTGAGCCTGACGTTGTGCTTCTTGTTGCGCTTCAGCCTGCGCTCTTTCTTGCGCTTGTCTGGCGGCCTCTTGCTCTGCGGCTAACCTAGCAGCGTTCTGTGCTCGCAATTCTTCTTGGCGAACTTGTGCTTGTCTATAGGCTTGTTCTTCGTAGGCTCGCTGTTCAGCCATTAACTGGGCTTGAATTTGCGTTTGTCTTGCTTGCTCTGCCTCTTGTGCTAGACGTGTAGCCTCAGCTTGACGCTGAGCTTCTTGTGCGGCAAGTAAAGATGTGATGCCACCATCGTATCCGCCCAACATGCCGCTATCAAAGCCATTGTCTTCAAAGTCCATGTAAAAGTTGTTGTCTCTTTCTCTCATGTTTATTCCTTAAGGCAGAGCCGAGACAAATGACATTGTGACAATAGCTGATGGCACTGCTGGCCGTGTGGGGCTAGCGCTGACGGGGTAATGTTCAATAGAAACACCCGTATCAGTTGTTCTCCACATTATCTCAACATAGTCAGTTGCGTTTAAACTTATAAAATAGTTAAGCGCTGCAATAACGTGATACGGGTCACCGGCAGATTTTCTTGGGGCCAAACCAAAACGGCTGTTTGAGGCAGTCACGTTTGTGCCATTAACCCGAAACCAAATATCTACATCTTGAGGAGCGTTTGTATTGTTTGTGAGTTGAATAGAAAACTGCAAATTCCAAAGTCCAGCAGTGGCTACGGTAATTCTTGATCCACTGACCATAGTCACACCATTTGAAAAGTCTGTGGTGTTAAATGTGACTGGGTAGGCAACAGTTGTGCTGGCAGCCGTTTGGTCTGTAGAATCTTGAAAAGCGCCGTATGGAAACTGAACGCCCGACCCATCAATTGAGCCTGAACCAATTTTCAATTGCTCCAGAATTGCATCTAGCCTGTTGAAATACAGACGCAGAACGTTGTTTAACTGCTCTTGATACCGAGAGTCATAATTTATAGGCGCAAGAGGCAGGTTAGGTGAAGCAACCTGCCCTATCTCAAATTCTGACGTCACAATAAACGTCATGAGTTACCTCGGCGACCGTCTTGTCTGATGTCAATACGGGGGCTACCCAACTGCCACTGCGTACCAATTTGATTGGACTCAATTTTAAGAATCATCTGACGGCCACGAACCCTGATGTACACCTGACCCGTAAACTCTTCAATTGGTGCGGTGGCAATACGCTGAATAGAAGCGTAGCTAGTCCCTGCGGTGGACTGAGGTGAGGTATACCCTGAGCCAGAGTTCTGCATAGGAATCAAAGTCATTGTGACTTGAGGTGAACTAGCCCCGGTAGATCCGTTGAAGGTAATATCTGGAAGCATACGCCAGACAAACCCAAACCGATCGCCATCGTCAATATCAAATTCAGCAGTTTCAATGACCGCGTTAATTGCGGTGGTAACTTCTGTGGAGTTATCGTCTACACCATACTCATGGAAGACGACGTTGTTGATGTCTGTAGCGGCCATTGGGTAGTTACGCAAGCCGGTGTCAAGCCATGCGGTTCTAACCATGTTGCCGTAATACCATACGCCTTGGCCGTTGTTCTCAATATAGTTGTAGACCACGTACCGGTCAATCGTGGAGGACGATGCCGAGCAGTAGAAGAACCAGACTTCATTGAAGCCTTCATTGGTACTGGCAAAGAATTGGTCAGCTTGTTCAAGATTAATATCGCTATAGACGTATCGCAGGAGATCGCAACGCACTGTTTGGATGCGACCGTCATATTTGTAGAACTTGTCTACGCCCATCCAATAAACAACACCAGACGCGATAGCCACAGAGTTTTGGCTGGCAATAGAAATGTTATCGCCAAGGAGTTGGGAACTCCAAATGACTGGCGGGCCTTGGTATTGTAATGAATATAAAGATGAATCCGTGAACACCACAATCTCTTGCCGAGTCTGAAGTGCAGTCACAATCTTGGAGCCATGCGACAACAGCAAACTACCGGCTTGGTTTGTAGCTGCGGGCGTCCACATTGCAATGTCTTCTTGATCCGACCAGCGAAGCAACATCTGGTTCTGCACAATACTGCCGTAGTCGTTTACACCAAACGCAAACACAAACCTTGACGCATCAGAAACAAGTAAATAATTCTGCATCAGTGGGACGTCAGATGCACCGGCCAAACTCGATACCAAAACACCTCTGGTGTTTAACCCCGTGGCGTTGTCCCAGTAATAGATAGCTCCACCACGGTAGCCAAAGACTAAGTTTTCACCAAAGTTTGACTGGCTCCAAATGCGGATTGGGTAGCTCGTTGATGTGCCAACGCCCCAGCCTCCAGAACCCCAAGGGCCAGCGCCCCAGCCAACAACCGGCAAAGCAGTAGCAGGGCCAACGTTAATCTGATATGCCGCTACCACAGCCGCGCCGCCGTATGAGCCAGCCGGGATTGAAGATGCCACAGTGATTGTGTACGTATCTACAGTTAAAACTGTAATTTGATACTCTTGATTCCAAGTAGTCGCGTATGTGCCTGTAGCACCGCTGAATGTGACAAAGTCGCCCGTTACCCCGCCGTGAGCGGTATCGGTTACTGTAACTGTGGTTGTCCCGTTACCGGCGAAAGGATTGTTGTTAATTGTAGAAGACGCCCGCAGTGGGGTGATGTCGTAATACGTACCGCCGTATTCAATATAGAACTTTAAATTGGTACCAACGCCCAATAAGTTAGCGCCGCCTAACGTCACCCAGTTCCACAAAGAACGGCAAACCCCAAGGAAAAAATTGGCTGAAATGCGTGTCCACCCACCGATTTTCTCAGGTGTACCTTGACGAAAGCGCACCTTGTCGGACACATAGTATCCGTTTTCAGATGTGTAACGAGTGTTCTCTCTGTTTACACCGGCTTTCAGGGTAAGTTTTTTCAGCATCGGCAGTCCTACGAAAGAAACACGGCGCGTTCGTCGATGCGACGTTTTTGCAGCCCTTTGAGAATTTTACCCCCCGCCATGCAATACTTCAAGAGTTCTTCTGCCGCACCTTCCATGTCACCACGCATCACCTTCTGGCGCAGAGTTGAACGCTGCAATGTGCCTAGCCCCACATTGAAGGAAAATGATACCAACGCATCAAACTGTCCTTGAGTAAGAGGCACAGGACAATAAGTAGCCACGCCTTTCTCAAAGCGAGCAAGGTCTGCCCTAAGTATTGCATCAACTTCCTCCATTGAATATTTACGCATGGCTTCTGCGGGTGGTGTAAACGCATCCCGCTGATCTATCTTTAGCTTGCCTTGCTCTGGAAACATGACATGGCCGACCCCGATTGTCCAAAGCTTTGCTGGACATTTATACGGGTTTACCCTCACGCCCTCATGGTGGCGGATCATGTGTAAACACTTGTCTGAGATTTTCATTTCCCAAACGCCCGGCCACCAAAGTGGAACGCAATGATTGAGGCAAACAATGCTTGGGTGTCAGAGTCCCACAGCATCTCAGCCAACTCGGTGAATGGCACACCACGGCTCCAGCCATAGGCAAACAGGCCGATGTCAATAAACAACAGCAGGAAGAAGAAGCCGTAGGTGATGACTGGGCGAACAGAAGCTCGGAGGTTCTTCATCCATGTAGATGTACCTTCGTTTAAACTCATATCGTGGGCGTAGACAGCTTGCATTTCTGCCTGCTGTGCACCAATCAGAACCTGCTGGGTATTGGCCGCGCTCTCTGTGGCAAGCTGTTCTGACTTGATGTGTTCAATACGTTCCTGAGCCTCAAAGCCCGCTTTACGCAGTTCTAACTCACGGGTGATCTGCATCTGGGCAAGATTTAACTCGTGCTTTTTATCCGCTCGGTCTTGGAAGAATTCCAGAATCTTGGGCAAACCGCCCATCAAAAACGAAATTAGCGTGGAGAGTAGTGTCAGCATAATGATCCTTTACTGTTTACTTTTACTGAGCATAGTACTTGCAATCTGCAGCATCCCTATGGCTTTGGTTAAATCCTTGGGTTCTTTTTCCCACCCAACCGTAATCTGTCCAACAAACCGGCCCTGCTCTGGCGGCACACTGACCCGGCATCCAAAAGTTACGCCCTTGTCGATATACCACAATCCAATCTCGCTTTGGGGCGCGGCATATTCACTGCAAGGAATCTCATTGGCCATCAACGCAACCACATCGCGATTGTTGGATGAACTCTGTGTAAACAAGCCTACGTCTAAACCTTCATGGGTCCTGTCCCTGCCTTCGCGGGTATACGCCCGATATAGCACCCTTGTACCAAACAGAGGGTTGACTTTGAATATTGCAACCACCGCCGCATTGGTGTTCTTGAACAAATGTGCTGCAACGTCTTCCGCTCTGTCCTCTGCAATCGTTGGTAGCTTCTTATTCTCTTTGTACGCCTCAAACAAAAAGGCTTGGTTCTGCCAGACAAAGTATCCAGAGAAAGCAAACACCGCCATGAGTATCAGCGCAAACAGTTTAAACGGGCTGTCTACATAGGACAGCACCTTACTCAATACGTCTGCTGGCTTTTCGTCACTCATAGACCAACCATTCCAAGTACTTTATTCACAATCTTGTCCGAAATAAAGTTGGGAAGTATCTTGATAAAGTCCAAAAACAGATTTGCACCCCACCAAGCACCAACAATCTTGAAGCTCATGTCAGCGGCTTTTTGGTACTCGTTCACCGCCCGCACCTCACTTTAGCGCAGTGCTCTATAACCTCGTAGACTCCAACGTACAACATAAACAACAGGATCGCAAGGCCGCCCAGCATCAGGCCAAACTCTAGTTGCTCCTGCTCTTTCTGTTTACGCTTTTTTTCTTCTTCCTTCTCGCGCCTAGCGGTGTGTGCATCTTCCACATCCATTGCCTGCGCTCTGGCTTTAATCTTGTTCCACACATCAATCTTGCCCGCTTGCATGAACAGTATCTGCAAGTCAGCCTCAAACGTCTTGGCTTGGTCAAGCGCCATCTCAATCTGAAGCGCAGTCCCCATGGAGGAACCACCCTTTTTCTTAGACTCTACAACAGCCTTAGCCGCAGTTGACTTAGCATCAAAATACTTACCCAGCATCGGCCCAAGCGAGGCCACATCGTCCACGGTCTTGGACGCCTGCTTAATCAGTTTTACTGCAGACTGAATACCGGCTAGGGCCGTGATCGGATCAATCATGTTTCAACCTACTGCATGACTTAAACGGGGAGTTTGTAAAACGGGTTGCTTAGATTTTGCGACGATGGCGATGCCGGGGTTGCTTGAGCGTTAGTTCCAGCCGCATCAGTAAATGTTGGTGTAGTTTGTGTAAATGCACCAGCAGCATCTGTCCAACCGGGATCTGCATATGTATACGTTACTGCCGGGGATGCCTGTGAATATGAACCAGTTAATGTGCCATCTATGGGTAATTTAGCCGTCAATAAATAAGGCCCACCTGTATCTTGGCCGGAAATATAAAAATTACCGTTTGTGTTGTCAATGGAAATAGCGTTTCCAAAAACTTGCGGGTTGGAGCCTGAACTTCTATACAAAACACGAGTCCATTGCAAAGTTCCTGACGAGTTATATTTGACAATGACGGCATAGTAATAGGTAGTTGACTGCGTATCAGTCATAGTTCCTGCCGCATAAATGTTGTTGGAACTGTCTGTTGTTAATGCTGAAAACGCAACACTTCTATAGGCAACTCCTGTTGCAATTGTTCGCTGCCATTGCAAAGTTCCAGAAGAATTAAACTTTTGAACACTGTTAGCAGCGCAAATGTATACATCTCCACCGGAATCAGTGGTAATGTCAGTTGGTTTTGTTGAAGTCATGGCAGTTTGCCACTGCAAAACCATTGAACTGTTGTATTTAAAAACATAAGTAGCGGTGGCAAACGTATCCAACGTACCTAGCGCATAGATATTTCCAGAGCCATCCACGGTAACTGCCCTTGAATACAATTCCGTGGCAGAAGTAAGTATTCTTGATAAAGAATAAAGTCCAGTTGATTTGGTTAAAACGCCAACGTGTACACCGTAAGTGAAGGTGCCGGTATCAAGATAATCACCGCACACAACAATATTTGACCCTGAAACTTTTATGTCCGTATACGGCGCATATGCAACATTGTTTACACGTTTAACAACGGCAGGGCTATTTGAAGAATCATACGCAATAACTAAACCAAAATAAGTAGAAGTAGTAGAGAAAAGGCCAGCTGTCCACGTATAACCTGTAGAGGTATCAACATCAATTGCACTTGTTTCATAGCCAAAACTTCCAGTTGAATATTTTCTGGCGTTATACCCCAAAATACCATCGTTACCTATTTTGTATATTGGAGTTTCCAACCCTTTGTTAGTAACATTTACTAAATTTAAAGAAGCGTCTAATTTTGAACTAACAAACGAAAAAGTCGCCGTCCCAAAAGTAATCCAATGGGTTTTGCTGACAGACAAAAACCCAAAGCCAAGAGCCGAAGCTGCGCCGCGTGTAATTGGAGTTGGCATATTATTTAAACTGTGTAACTGAAGCCAAAACAGTAAACGTAGCAGCACCAGTCTTGATGATGGTGTATGCGTACACATCAATACCGCTGGCGTTCCCGCTTGTTGGGGCTGAACCGCCCTGCCACTTAGGTGTGACTGAAACGCCGTCAACCGTAACCGCACTGTTGTAATAAGCGGTTGAGCCTTGTGTGACCATAAATACTGTGGTTACGCTTTCGCCTGTAGCCATTGCGGAATTTAAAGATGTACCGCTAGAAGCCCTAAAGTTAACCGTCCAGTTGGCAGATGCGTTGCTTGTGTAGTACACCACTGACTGCGTGGTAATGTCGTAGTTAATGGTTCCGGTTGCCGCAGTTGCAGATATGGTTGCCACTTCCAGAGCATTAGCCAATGTAGCGGCCATCGTTGCTGCGCCGCCGGAAAAGGTTTGTTTGGCTGTAAACGTAGTAGCTGTTCCGGGCGCTACGTAGTCTGTACCAGCAGTTGCCGCTGTAAATGCAGAAGTGCCAGAACCTTTCACCAATCCAGTCAATGTAGTTACACCTGTACCACCAGAAGTAACAGCCAAAGTTGCAGAAAGCCCGGCAGCAGTACCACTGGTATTCTG